AGGTCCTACCTATCATGGCCCAGGAAACAGGTTTAGAACTTATTCCAACCTATTCATATGCAAGAGTCTATAAAAAAGGTGATATACTTCATCGCCATAAAGATAGACCAAGCTGTGAAATTTCTACGACTATTCATTTAGGAGGTCATCCTTGGCCTATATTTATTGATGGAACAGGCGCTGATAATATTTTATCAGGTAGTGAAACTAAAACAATCGTTAAGCCCAATGCTCCTGCAGGTACTAAAGTCCTACTTGATGTTGGGGATATGTTAGTATACAGTGGATGCGAATTAGAGCATTGGAGAGAACCCTTTGAAGGAGAAGTTTGCGCACAAGTCTTCCTTCATTATAACCATGTGAATGGTCCTTTTGCTGAAAAGAACAGGTTCGACAAGAGGCCAATGTTAGGTATTCCCCCAATAAGGAATACATAATACAATGGAGTTATATGCTACAAAAAATAGGGTTCTTACCAGGGTTCAACAAACAAATTACCCCAACAGGCGCTGAAGCACAATGGACGGGCGGAGAGAATGTTCGTTTTAGATATGGCACACCTGAAAAACTAGGAGGATGGGCTCAATTAGGAGATAAATCTTTAACCGGTTCAGCTCGGGCTCTTCATCAAATGGTTAACAAAGAAGGCATTAAATATGCCATCATTGGAACCAATCGAATTTTATACGCTTATACAGGTGGAGCCTATTATGATATTCATCCCATTAAAACTAACTTTGGAGCATTAACAGGTGCCTTAGCTTCTGATAGTGGCTCTGCAATTCTTACAATTACTTTATCTACAACCGCGGGAATGACAGCAGGAGATATTTTATTTCTTGAAAGTGTTACACCTCCAACAGGTTCTGGTTATTCAGCTGCTGATTTTGATAATAAAACTTTTATGATAACTGAAGTAGTAGACGCTACCTCAGTTACTATTACAATGGGATCCACTGCAGGTGCAACCGCTACTGATGGAGACCTTTCTGTTAAGTGGTACTATCCCGTAGGACCCGCT